CGTTTAGCTCTTACTAAGAACACGTAATGACCGGCCAGTGGATTTATTTGAGCGATATCCTCATCTAGCTTTTCTGTTATTTCAAAATACTTAGGCTGTCTACTGGATGGCCTATCTTCACCAAATTCAGAGAGTTGGAAGATGTCACCAGCTTTCGGCTCAATTATGTCATTCTGAGTACCCCATAACCCTTCGGCCGTTAAAGAGCTGAATGCAGCTTCGAAGGACTCAATATGTATAAAGCCTGTAACCTCATCATCACTAAGAAAGCCGAACTGACTTAAAGTTATAGCGTTATCGTTTAAGTTTATACCCATTACAAACTTAACAGGTGGCGCAAATCTCTTCGTAGGTTGCTCACCGTATAGATTATCAGCTGATAATGTATTGAAAGTATTTACATAGTAGGTAGTCTTGACACCAAACTGATTAATCAGCTCTCGCCACCAGTTATCAAATAGAATACGTTCACTTTCTTGGTTCGACTTATCAGTAAATCTCCAACATGTTTGATCATTCTGAACCAATCCAGGGAATGGGTTATTGTTATAATCGACGCTCATTTACTTTTTTAATACGAATGTGTTGTTTTGCGGATTGTAAGAGATAATAATACCAGTCTTACCCAGCTTTTGTTCCTTGTCCTTATGCGGCACGATACCGTATGTATCTCTAATATATTCTAAATCTTTATTATTACATACACATGTACCAGGATGTTCTTTTAATCTCTCGATATTTTGATTCTTTGCAAGGTCCTTCTTGTATGCATCAGGTACTAGGTTGAGTTTCTTTCTTCTATACGAGTGATGCGTATCTGTGAATCCATGACCTCTATGTCTTGGTCCACGATTGGAGAAGAAGGTAGCAAAGCTGTTCATATTTATATTTATACAAAAAAAAGCTGTAACCTAAGTTACAGCCTTTTTTAGTCTAAGTTTTTTTATTTGATATTAAGCGAATAGTGACTCACCAGGCTTATTAGCCTTAGTTGCGTGTACCTTATTTGATCCAGCAGCAATCTTAGTAGCGTCACCCTTCTTCTGATTTACAAGTGGCTCGCCAAGATCTTCATCTGCAACACCTTGTTGCTTCTTAACTTTAGCATCTGCTTTACCACCAGCTGTTTTACCAGTTACTGTAGATTTAACTCTATTTGATCCAGCACTAATCTTAGTTGGTTGACCACCCTTAAGATTTACAAGAGGATGACCATGGTCTTCAGCATCAACAGCTTCGTCCATTGTGTCATCTTCGTCTTCGTCTTCGTCCTCTTCCATCTCTTCGTAATCTTCTGCATCTGCATCTGCATCTTCGGATTCATCACCCATAGCAGCTTGGAGTAATTCGCAAAGGCCTTCAGCCATATCACGGTCGATTGTAATGGTAATGTCACCAGTATCTTCACCTTCAGCGGTATCTTCTACCTCATCCACTTCAATACCAAGAGCATCTAGCTCAGTATCATCGCCCATTACTTCTTCAAATAGTTTATCAAATGTTGACTTCATATTATTATTTATATCTACCTTGTACCTTTTTGCAAGCTTTTCGTCAAATTGTTCAGCAGAAAACTTACCTGGTGTATATAGGTTACCCTTCTTATCCTTCTTTTTCATCTTCTTCGGATCTATGGCTGGCTCGAAACCGTCGATCTCCGCGATGTCTGATGTCATCTTGTTTTGAATATCATGAGCTTGCTTACTATCGGCATCAACTGGACCAGGGCCTGCCTTAGTGCCGAAATTCTTAAGACCACCTTGCATGCATCCGGTGGCGGCAGCCTTTTTACGACTATCTTTTGACTCTTTAATTAGGGAGTCTTTATAGACATCCCAAATTTCAGTTAGATTTTTATGTTTTGACATGTAAATATTTAATAGATGGTTGACAAAAATAAACAGATATATATGAATAACCCTAATCTACCCAGTAAAGGGTCGGTTTTTGAATATTCACCAGTGCAGATTAAACAGCTTAAGAAGGCATCTAAGAACCTTCTATACTTTGCTGAGACTTTCTTTCACATCATCTCGCTCGATGACGGTAAGCAGAAAATTAAACTACACCCTGCTCAGAAACGAGCTCTGCGTAAGATGAGAGATAATAGGTTCTTTATATTACTGGCGTCGCGTCAGATAGGTAAGACTACAATGATGACGATTTATGCGTTATGGATAGCATGCTTTAATAGAGACCAGAAGATACTTGTTGTAGCAAACAAGGAGGGGACTGCTATTGAGATTATGCAGCGTATAAGAATGGCTTACGAGGAGCTCCCTAACTGGCTTAAACCTGGTGTTGAAGAGTACGGTAAGACTGCTGTGACATTTGCTAACGGTACTCGAATCGGTATATCTACTACGACAGGTACAGCTGCTCGTGGACAATCCGTAAACTGTCTCGTACTAGACGAGCTTGCCTTTATTGAACCTCACCTCGTCGACGAGTTCTGGAAATCAGTATATCCTATTATTTCATCATCTAAGAAGTCTAAGATCTTCGTTGCATCGACAGCTAATGGTACTGGTAACTTATTTCATAGATTATACGAGGCAGCAGATAAAGGCGAATCTAACTGGGCATGTGATAAGATTTTATGGAATGAAATTCCTGGTCGAGATGAAAAATGGAAAGACGATACAATCGCATCTATCGGTTCAATGGAAGCCTTTAACCAGGAGTTTAACTGCGAGTTCTTAGACTTAGGCGAGAGTTCATTGAATGAAGAGCAATATGCCCGTATGGTGGCAGGATGTGAAGATCCAAAATTTATATTTGAAGAGGGTAAATACCGGCTTTGGGAAGAGCCGATTAAGGATGGTATATATATAGCGAGTGTAGATACAGCCGAAGGGGTAGGTTCAGATAGTTCAGTTATACAGATCTTCGAATACTCTGATCTAACTAAGATCCGCCAAGTAGCTATATACTCCTCTAATACTATATCACCAGTTAACTTTACAGAGAAGGTTCACGAGATACTAAAACACTGGGGAAGTCCTCTGGCATGTATTGAAAGAAATAATTGCGGAGCTCAAGTCGTCGATAACTTAAAGAAGATCCATCAGTATGATAATATTGTATCATGGGGCGCATCTACAGCTGGTAGGGCGAAGAATCAATTAGGTATTGTTGCTCATACTAACACAAAGCAGAAGGGAGTTACAAATATGAGATACTGGCTCAACGATCTCGAAGCAGTTAACTTAAAAGATATACATACTGTAAAGGAGTTAAAGGACTTTGTAAGGTATCCAAATGGTACATGGGCAGCTAAAAAAGGTGCCGGTTATCATGATGATAAGGTAATGGCCATGTTATGGAACCTAATTATGTTAGATGATGAATTAGTAACTAGATATTTTGAGGTACTACAGACTGATAAAAATAACAAGCCTCTAAAGATTAAGCAATTCGACTTCGGGATTAAATATTTTATGAACCCAACCTCTATATATAGTGGTGAAGGTAGAGAGGATGGTTATAGTGATACAACGCCTATTATAATAGGCAATGCTCAAAATACTGACTCTGACCTGGATCAACTAATGGGGATGGGATGGACACCTTTATAATATGTCAGTACAACAATCACAGTTAAATAAGAGTAGGTTAGATAAATTCCTATGTGTTATCAACATACCTGAAGGTCTTAGGGGTATCAATGATAATAACATCGGATCTACTGCTAATAATAAGATTAATGAGAATTCATTACAATTTTCTGTATATGGTGCGGTTGTACCTGATGTAACAGTACCTGATGTTATACTACCCTATGCAGGTCAATCATTTAAGTTATCTAGTAATACAAGACCTCCTTATGCAAACGTAACTGTTAGTTTTACTGTTGATAATAAATTTAATAACTACTGGGTCATATATAAGTGGCTGGACCTACTTAATGATGATAGGGAGTCTGTATTTGATGCAGCGGACATTGCAGACACAACCAAAGTATCATCAGAATCTCGTACTTCAGATAAAAAGCGAAATAGATCATCTACACCACCAGAGCTGTATCAATCTCTTATTACTATATATGGTATGGATGAATTTGACAAGCCTGTAGTTCAATTTGACTACACAAAAGCATTTCCAGTTTCCTTAGGTGGTATTAATTATAATTACCGAGAATCTGGTGAGATTGAAATAGAATTTGAATTTGCATTCTCGCAATTAATAGTGAAGTTACCGTAATTTTTATCCCGTCTAGCCATAAATAATATTATGGCACGTACAATTCAATCACCAGGTGTAGAGATTAATGAGATAGATCTGTCTCTAAGACCTAACATACCTGCAGGCACCACAGTTCTAGTCCCAGGCTTTTCAGATAAGGGCCCTACAGATGAAGTTATTCAAGTAACGAGCGCAAGTGAGTTCGAGCAAATCTACGGATTGCCTACTACACCAGCAGAACGCTACTTCTATCACTCAGTTAGACCGCTCTTCAACTCACCAGCCAATATTATGACGTATAGACTACCATACGGTGATGATAAAGGTCAAGGGTTCGGTAACACATATGGAGCACTTGCATACCCTGCAGCTGGTATTGCATTATCCGGTAGAGGTGCCGATCTGGAGACGTACACACAACCAACTTCAAGTAACTCAAACGGTGATGAAGTAGATGTACCGGGTATATATGTACTCGGCAAACCATACCACATGGAGTTAACTCAGGAGCAATACTTCAAGGTACTTCAAAATGAAGGATTCGAATGGTCTAACGATAGAACAACACTACCAGACTCATATGAAAACCTAGGTAACGCTGCGGTAGTTGTTCTTAATAAAGGTCAGACGACAGTTAATAGCCGGTTTGAAGGATACTATATCGGTCTTGCAGATAATACTAACTTAAATGACGCAACAGACTTCGATGCTATATTAACAGCAGAGACAGTAGCTACTAGCGCAACTGTTACATCTAATTACCTAAGACTACCAACTCAGAGATTAAACTTTACACTATCTGGTGCAAATGATGCAACAACCAATACATTCGGTCAAGAGACTGATAGTATATCTGAGATTATGGAAAATCTCACAGATTTCGATATTGCAACACCTCAGTACGATGATGTATTATCAGTCGGTCTATTCAAACTAAGACAATCAGTATTCGCTGCTGATGTTATTAAACTAGATTACATCTTATCTGAAAATTATGTAGGTTCATTTGACTTCCATAGACAACAGCAAAGTCAGCAAGGTGGAGCTCCTCAGAG